GCTATAAAACCGCAATAGGCGATACTACTGAAAGTGCTGTTCAAGGTGCTGCATTAATTCAAAACGGCTTTGAAAATGTATCACAGGCAACAGCCAAAGGAAATGATGCGATATTAGCTGTTATAAATAATATGAAGTCTATCGGTGACGTGCAAGGATTATTTGACGGATTGGATAATAACGGTGTTGCAGCCAAACTAACGGATATGGCACACGCTATGAGTCTAATACCGGAAAATAAATCTATTTCGATAGATGCGAACGGCAATTTCCAAGTTATTCAAGAGGCGGAAAATCAAATTGCAAGTTTGCAGTCACAGGGCAATGTAAATGTTTCTGTAAATGCAAACGGCGATTTATCGGTTATTAATACGGCAACGAATGATGCGGAAACATTAAGTGCTATCGGAGCAGTTTCGTTGCAGGTGAATGCAAGCGGTAATATTGATGTACTTGATAATGCACAGCAGAAACTTGCAACGGTTGACTCTAAGACCGGTCAAGTAACGTTGGGTGCAAATGATAATGCAACGCCAACAATTCAAAATGTACAGAATTTGGCGAATACATTCGGTGCAATGCAAGTTAAACCGACATTATCAGCAACAGATAACGCAACTTCAACAATAAACAGTGTATCTCAAAAGTTATCTGCTCTGGACGGTAAAAAGGCAACTACAACGATTGTAACGAAATATAAAACGACCGGAACACCGCCGGGACACAGTGCGAGAGGTGCAAACAGTTGGCGAGGCGGTTTGACGTATGTCAACGACCAAATGGTTAATGACCCGAGAGAAGTTATTGAATACAGAGGTATGCGATATTGGTACGAGGGTGAAAACGTACTTGCTAATGTGCCGAAGGGTGCAAGAATATATACGGCGGCGGAAAGTAAAGCATTTATTGACGGTTCACACCGCAACGGCTTAGATAGAGTTCCGTTTGATGGATATATTGCAGAATTGCATAAAGATGAGCGTGTGCTTACGGCTGACGAGGCAGAGAATTACAGTGAAAACGGTTTATTCTCACAGGCGGTTGAACGTGTTAAGGCATATATGGGTGAAAGTAAATCTGACGGCGGCGGAAATAATTCATCAGATGACGGTAGACAGATAATTTTTTCACCACATATTGAAATTAGCGGCAACGGCGATAAAGAAACTGTTATGCAAGGAGTACGAATGACATTTTCAGAGTTCTGTTCAATGATGGAAGAATATGAACGGGACAGACGAAGAAAACAATTCTAAATGAAAGAGGTGGCAACCATGAACGGATATTATACAGGAAAAATATCAAGTATTGATAAACAAAACGGAAAGGTCAAGGTGACATTTCCGCAAGAAAGTGATGTAGTATCTTCGTGGTT